TGTGATTGGGTGATCAAGATATGCAGACCATAATCCTGCGATTCTTTGGTGGTTGTAGTATGGGTGTCCATATACACTTCCACGCTGTTGGATCGTAGTAATGACTTCATTGAATAGATCCTCAGTTTTTGTCATAATCAAACACAGCCCTAGATCTTAGTTTCTCGATCTTCTGATTATGCTCGATAGATGCTTTCCAGCCAGCTGATCTACCGACCCAGTAACCACGCTCAAACGCCTGGTCTTTGATTTTCCATACAATCATAACTAAAACTGCTAGACCTAGCATGATCCAGAAAAATATCAGACCATCCTGTCTAGCTTCTAGCCATATGTTATTCATTTGTAGCCCTACTTTCTATGCACACGCTTTGTGGCATGGAAATAGTGTGGCACTTGTGTATGACTTTGTGTATGATTTAGGGCTATATTTTGATAACGATTTGATAACGTTATTTGTAGAGTTTGCCTTCAAATATGAAACTGCCATCTGCATTAATAGGGATTGTTATTACCTGGACTTTACGCTCATGCACGTATGCCACGGCAAAGCCTTGTTGCCAGTTTGCATAGCCTCTTGTATATGCCATGCCTGAACTGCTTAAATCTACTAAATTGCCAACCTCAACGCCCCACACAGTACGTCCTAATTGGCCTCTAGAAGCCTCTGTAAAGGCCGATACCCCTAGTCTATGGGTGTGACCACACACCACGCTTTTTCCTAGCCTTCTAGCCCCGTTTAAGGCCGTTTGTCCAGGTACTTGGCTAAGAGGGAAAGCGTCGCCATGAACGGCTGTCCAGCCTGGCGCCCAATCGAGCCCAAAGGGGCTGAACTTGATGCCGAGCTTGTCATATCCCATAAAACGCTCATACTGCATTTCTGGTAAGTTGAGAAATGATGGTAGTCGCTTTTTAATTGATCGGTAAAGTCTGATTCCATGGTTACTTCCTAGTACATCTGTTACGCCTAAGTATGTTAGGACTTCTTGTGTTTGTTTTCTATCGTCGTTTATATTGCCGACCATCTCATCTATTGTGCCAGCATTAAAACCACCTAGCTGTGGTAAATCAATCTCATCACCAATGCATATAGTCCTATGCGGATTCCACTTGGCTAAAAAGCGGCCTACTGATTTGACAGATTTTTCATTAAAAAAAGGTACTTGCAGATCTGATACAAACGCTATGCGCTTAATCGTCTTCCTCATAATCATCTAGGGGATCCCTTATTGGATCTGTAGTATCAACTATCCAATCAGGATAACTTGTACGATCCATAGCAAAGGCCAAAGCCGTAGACTCATCCATGCCATTCTTACGGCAAGCCTTATATACCTCATTGGCTGCAATAGCCCAGTAATCTAATTTAGTTAAGACAGGCTCTTTAGTAGTCCTGCGCTTACGCACCATCTTCTTTGGTTTGCGTTTAGTAGCCATGTTGAAATTATGACTTACTTATGATAGTAAATAGATCATCAACACGCTGTTCTAATCTAGTTAATTGATCCTTCATGCTAGAGCCACCATTAGGGCGTAACTCATTAAGCCAACCTTTAACTAAAAAACGTAATCCTATTAGCACGCCTGATAGCACGGCCATAACGCCAGCGCCAAAGCCAGCCCATTCTGCCGGACTCATTTCGCATCTGCACCGATGCCATAAGCATTATCGGATTTGTCTAAAGCCCTAGCTGCTGGACCAGCAAGTGCTGCAACTACTACAGACAGTGCTGGGTCTAAACCTAATTCATTACTTGCCAAAAATGTTAAGAAAGATACTAATACCCCACGTGCATAGGATTTTAGTATTGCTTTTTGCTTTTTGGTTATCTTCATATCTTGCCCCCTAGTAGTGGTATATTGAACGGCTTGCCGTCTTTATCGCCTGCTTTAGTAAATGAACAATGGATGTGTTTTTTGTGCGGATTTATACCCCTATAGCGCCGCCACTTAAATCCGAACCTTCTTGATGCAATAAAGCCATTATGGATTACGTAAGATATGCGCTTATCGGTTTTAGCACAGACTCTGATCTGGTCAGCCAGATATATCGAGAGCTGCTCGGATGAATCCAAACGACTATCAATATCAATGGCTCTGACAACGAATCCACTGCGTTCGTCTGGATTATGATCCGATTTGGTGGCGGAATGACGAGCATCACCAATCCACCCATCACTGGTAGTGCGGCGATCTGGATACCAGGTATCAATTTGATCTCTTAACTGGACACCAGCTGCACACAGCCAGGGTTTGTTACTCACTGCCTAATTCTTCTTGCTTAGCAATCATTTCATCATAAGTTGATTTAGGCATTGAAACAAAATCTCCGTTACCTTTATCAATAATCACATAATCTAATTTAGAGCCGTCAAATTGTTCAACTTTAATTTGTGTAATTTTTTCCATTATCATAACTCCGCACTTAGTCCGACATAGCCAGCACTATTGTTGTTTGCAATTAACTGATTTACTCTACCTTGAACAGCGCCACTTGCTACTGTAAAAACTAAACCTGCTCGGTTTTTGCCGTTTTCAACTGTTGCTAAAGTTAAAGAAGTTACTGCTGTTACTAAAAATCCATCATAAACGGCAAGATTTCCAAATTCTACTGTTGTGGATGGTGCTGTTCGCATTGTTACTGGATGTTGAACATAAGCATAGCCATTAGTAGAACTGTAAGCCATACCTATACCCATTGAAGTATAAGCATTTTCACCGCCAAATCTGTAGTAATACCTTTGGCAAGCGGCTAACTCGCCCTGGATTGTGCCAGTTGCAGTTTGGAAAGCAGTGGCTGTTGATCCTTGTTCGTGCTGAACGCCCCAAATTTGAAATGTTGCATTTTGGTTGCCAAGTGAACCAGTGCGAGAGTTAAAATCTGAACCAGCAGATAGCCAAAAACGCATGCCTAGAAAAGAATTTGCGCCAATTGTTTTTCCTGAAACGCTAGGAATTGAAATAGTTAATGTGTAACGAGTCCAGGAAGTAGAAAGCGTAACTTGTCCACCATAAGTAAATACATTTGACGAGCCACCAGAACCAAAACTCTGGAATGCCTCAATAGCAATCTTAGGCGTGCCTGATGCTGCTTTAGCCCAAAATGAAAATGTTGTAGTTTGACCAGCAAAAGTACGAACATCCTCAATGTATTGAGAAACTATTTTGTAATCAGTTGTGCCTGATGTAGATGCTGTTACTGCTTGCATAAAATATTGTGATTCATAACCTGATACTGGAGCAGTTCCGGGTGTAAAAGTTTCTCGAGTTACTGATAGAGTGCCGCTACCACCCAATCCCAAATTGTATCGGTCTGCTGAATAAACACCATCGGAAGTAAATGCACCTGCGCCTCTTTGCCATATACCAAAATCACCATTGATGATCTTATTTTTACCAGCTGCATATTCAGCGCTTTCTAGCGTGTTTAATGTGCCAGAAAGATCGTTCATATTGGCGGCGGTCAATACCTCGCCTGTTACGTAATTGTCTTTCACTGGAAATCCTATAGCCATCTATACTCCTTAGTAACTTAGGACATTATAGCCCAAAGTACCATAAATGCTATCATCTAGGATAAAAGCATCTATAACTGGCTCTAGTGTCGTGAACGTGGTTTTCCAACTATTCGGGGTTATGTTCATTCTTACCCCAAAAATCTGTAGAGTTTTCTCTAAAAGCGATCCACCAGGCTGGGTAGTCTTAACTGTAATTGGATCAAAGAAATCTAAGTCTAAAGCTGCGATTATGCCTGAGTTGTAACTAGGTGTGTATAGGTCTAAAACTATGGCATCCACACGGATAGAAGTTTCTTGCCTAGAAGCTATATAAGCCCTGGCATAATCTAGGGCTACAGCATCTGATTGCATTAATAGGTTATCTAAAAAGTAACTATGCAAAAAGTATTTATCTATGCTGGCTTGATTTAGGGCGACCTGTGGGCTACCACCAACTCTAGTAATAGTGGCTTTGTTAAATATAAGTACGTCATTTAATATCCAGGTTGCATCAAAGTAAGATATACCAGATCCATCATCTGCAAACACTGTAGGTGTGCCACCAATAGAGCTAGCAGTTACAGCCCGATCTTGGAATACAAAGTTATTATCGGCATCAACATAAATAGCACCATATTCGGAATTGGCTACAGTAAATAGTGCTTGTAATGCTGTGCGGTTAGTGCCGGGATCTGCCTGCAATGTAGTAAGACCTGGATCAATATCTCGTTGAGATGCTGGCCATGAAATCTGATCTAAAATATCGTCCACACGTGCGCCCGATAATTGACCAGCGCTAGTGCCAGCCACTGTGCTTATCTGTGCTAACTGGGCTAATCTAAAAGCATCTACAGCTTGTATGGTAGTAATTGCTACACCTTCGCCATCATCTGGGTAAGTAGTAACATAACTTGTAATGTATCCTGCGAATATGGGATAAGTTACTGCATTGTAGGTAGCAGTAATCTGTACTTTTTTCATAGGTGTTAATAAATTGTAATAAGGCCCTGATACATTTTGTGGATTAAAATCGCCATTTTGATCTGTTATGCGTAGAGTAAGTGAACCTGTTTGAAACTCATCACTAAGCGCAGTACGGCCTCTATTAGTTTCTATTCTGTTTACTTGATTGGATACATCTACAATTACAGCTGCCGAATCTGCTAATACGTTAGTGCCTAATATGCCTGATCCCAATATAAGGCTCTGTGCAAAACTAGGGCCAGTGCTAAAGTTAATTACAGCATTGATTACTGGTACTGTCATACTATAAATCCAGCTGGTACTGTGCTATAACCATTACGTCCAGCTAGTTGGATGCTTTCTGCAATAGCCTGGCTTAATTTATCACCACTAGCATCTACTGTTAAATTAATTGTAGGTGATGAGGTTCGCTGTATTCCTGTTAACAATTCTTGAAGTCCTGTAACGCTAGGTCTAGATTGTTCTAGTAATCCAGATATGCTACCTCTTAAATCTTCAAAAGTGCCTGGCTGAGTAGGTGCTATTAATTGTTGTAATCCGCTTACGGCTGGTGCAGCATAATCAAGAATCATTCTAGTTTCTGAACGTAATGCACCCATGCTTAATTCTTTTAATTTATCTACGCTAGGTTTAACATTATCTAATAAATCTCTAATTGCTTTTCTAAATGCCTCAGTTAATTCTTCCGCAGCTTTAGCCGCATTCATTTCGGCTATTATCTTTTTAGCCAAAGCTTCATTGTTATCTAATATAGCAAACTGTGCTTCTATACGTAATTTCGTTTCTTTATCTGTTGCTTCATTTAAGGCTACCAATAAGCCTATGCGCTCCACATCAAATTTATCTTTTAACTGATCTACAGCTGTTTTTTTCTTTAATAGGTCGTTCTCTGCCTTTCGTAATGCAACAGAGTTTTTAATTGCTCGTTCTTCTTGTTTTCTTTGTTGAGCATTAACTCTACCTGCGGTTCTTTCTAAACCACCTCTATCTGTTTGCTGGCGACCTGCGCCCCTTAATGCTTCTGTAGCTCTTAGCACTGCACCAATGCCAGGTACGTTTCTTAAAAATGATCCATCTATACCTGGGATATTTGTGATCTCTTTTAATTTACCTACTACTTTACCTAACCCAACTAATACCTCGCTAGTGGCAGTAGCAAAATCTTCCATGTTATTAGTTACACCTGCAATGCTTTTATCATTACCTAATTGAGATAATGCATCTAATAAACCTTTACCGATTATCTCTTGGGCATTAGCTGTGGCTACTGTTAATAAATCCATCTTTCCAGCATACGTATCTAATCTAGCTGCGGCTTGGCCTGAAAACTTGTTATTAAGTTCGGCCATAATATCGTCCATGTTGCCAGCCTTTAGCAAGCTCTTATCTAGGCCAGCACCTAACCTGCTAAGGCCTGTAGTATTGCCAGCGTAAGCACGTGATAAGGCTGTAGTAACTTGTGTTAATGATCGACCAGTAGCAGCCGATACATCCATAGCAGTATTTAGGGCATCTTGGCTCTTAGTAATTGAGCCTGTTACTGTTAGTAATTGCTGAAATGCTGGGCGTAATTCATCATCTAATACGCCAGTGGCTCTCTGTAAATTATCTATGTATAATTCAACGCCAGGTGCGCTAAATTGATAACCTGTATTTCTTAACTGAATCTCTAATGACTTAGCGGCCTTCTCATCAGCTGCAAAAGCCTTTACTGCTTCTCTACTAAATCTAGTTAATGCTGTTACTGAAAATGCTGCGGCAAAGGTGCGGCCAAAGGTTTTAACTTGCTTTTCAAAAGCACTGATTTCTTTCTTACCTTTTTTAAGGCCTTTGTTATTAAAGGTGCTGAGTGCCGATACGACTATATTGGCCATTATGCAACCTTCTTGTCTGTAGTCTTATTAAAGTGTGTAACTGTAGC